ATTGCGGGCTACCCCCATGTCCTTACAGGGTTGAACGCTTAATGCAGCCTCTGGAGATCACGGTTCAAGCGGCGGGTACAGCGGAGGAGCTTTGCTCCAACATTCGCTCGGCGCTTGGCCGTGGTCTACCAGAACTGACCCCCACTCCCATTAAGCACGATGGAACATTCGTGTGCGTGGCGAGTGGGTGGTCTATGCCCGATTTCGTAGAGGAAATCAGAGCGCACCGCAAAGCCGGTCGGCCCATTGTGGCAATCAAGGCAGCGCATGACTTCCTGTGCGAAAACGGCATCCAGCCTGATATGTGGGTCAACCTTGACCCGCGTGACCGCACTAGCGGCATCCAAAAGGCTAACGACCATACGGTGTATCTCGTTGCCTCACGCTGCCCGCCCGTCACGTTTGACTACCTAAAGGGCAAAAACGTATGGCTGTGGCACTCATGGGCAGACGGCCCCGAGATGCAGGCGATTGGCCCCGGCAAGTTGGCCGTGGGTGGCGGGACGACATCGGGACTTCGTGCCATCAACATTGGTTATCTGCTCGGGTTCCGCAACTTCGTGCTGTACGGGTACGACAGTTGCAACCGGGCAGATGGCTTGAAGCGTTTTACCGGGGAATTCACCGGCCCATCCATTGACGTTCATGTGGGCGGCCCAACCGGCAAGAAGTTTAACTGCAACATGGCGATGGCCCAGCAAGCCAACGAGTTCCAGAAACTGTTTGAGGTGATGGGCGACATCAACGTGGATGCGCGTGGCCCCGGCTTGATTGCCGAGATCATGCGAGTGCGCCACGAACAGGCAAAGGCAGCCTGATGGCTATTCCCTCTCGCGTACTCGGATCGGGCGTGAACGGCCTGTCCACCGTCTCCATTTGCGGCGACGGCAACGCGAGCGTGAGCGCAGCCGGTACGTCGGCAGGCAATGCCACGGCCATCACATTTGTTTACAACAACGTCACGACGGTAGGCTCTGGCGCAGGCGTTAAACTGCCGCCGACCGAAATGGGCGAGACGATCATTGTTAAGAACAGCGGCGCGAACCCGCTGACCGTGTACCCATACGATACGGGTAGCAGCATCAACAACGTCGGGTATGGCACGATTAACCCTGACTGCTCGGCCATGTTCTATGCCGTGAGCAATACGCTCTGGGAAGAACTGCAAGGCTTTGGGCGAGCGGTGCCGATCCTGCATTACGGTGCGTTTAGCGACACGACGTTGCAAACGGCAGCATCTATCAACACCGCCTACGCGATGACGTTTAACACGACGGACGCGGCGAATGGCGTGTCTATCGGCTCGCCTACCTCTCGGCTTGTGGTGGCTAACCAAGGCGTCTACAACGTGCAGTTTTCCGCACAGTTGGACGAAACCTCTGGCGGCACGGCTAACGTCTACATCTGGCTACGCAAAAACGGCACAAATGTCGCCAACACCGCCAGCACGGTTGCTCTGCAAGGCACTTCGGCGCGTACCGTAGCCGCGTGGAACTTCATCATTCAACTTGAGCCTACCAACTACGTTGAGTTGATGTGGGCAACCGATACCACAAACGCTAGAATTCTCGCAGCCAGCGCCACAAGCGTATGGCCTGCGATCCCCTCGGTCATTTGTACCGTCACACAGGTCAACAACCTGTAATCCCCACAGGAGCAAGGACAATGCCACTAGATAGCGATGTTTCTAACGCCGACGCACAGTTGCACGTTGAGTTTTACGTCAAGGACGATGGCCCCGGCAAAGGCAAGACCTACTGCCGCATCATGGCTCCCGGCGATAAGACCAACATCATTGACCAGCCCTCACGCGACGAACATAAATCACGGTTCCCGCGCCAATGGCTGTACTTTCAGACGCAACAGAGCGATGGCGTGGCCGCAGAAATTGGCACCCCGCTGTCGGAGTGGCAAAAGGACGCTCCCGAGGAAATTACACGCGACCAGATTGCAGAACTGGTTATTTTGAAGTTTGTGACGGTAGAGCAGTTGGCTCTGGCGTCGGACGCGCAACTGCAACGCATCGGCATGGGTGGAGTTGGCCTGCGCGAGCGGGCAAAACTGTACTTGAACCGCAAGAACCGCGCTGAAAGCAGCGCAGAACTTGAGGACACCAAGCGCCAGTTGGCCGAGTTGCAAGCACAAATGGCGGCCTTGATGGAGGACAAGCCTCGTCGTGGTCGCCCGCCGAAAGAACTAACGGAGGCATAGCATGGGCAGCACGATGGTTGAACTCATACAGGAATGTACCGAGGAGCTCGGTATTCCTACGCCGTCCACCGTCGCTGGCAATAACAGCCAAGACGTTGTGCAGTTGCTCGCGTTGATGAACGCTGTTGGGTATGAGCTTCTCCGTCGTGCTGATTGGCGCGAACTGACCCGCCAATACACCTTTTACACCGAGGCCACCACGGCCACGGGTAACTGGGTCAACGGTGTCGCCGCAATCACCGGGCTTGCCTCTACGGCGGGCTTGGACACGACCTATCAGGTGCAAGGGGTCGGCATCCCGAACGCCACCTACGTCACCTCTGTCGGCGCTACGTCGGTCACGCTGAACTACCAGACGACCGAAACGGTTGTTGGCGGTCAGGTCATCTTCCAAAAGGTAAAATACGGCTTGCCGCCTGATTACGTCAGCACGGTCAACCGCACCCATTGGGATAAGAGCAAGCGTTGGGAAATGCTCGGCCCCGAGTCGCCGCAGCAATGGGAATGGCTGCTCTCGGGCTACATTAGTACCGGCCCGCGTATCCGCTGGCGTCTGCTCGGCAAATACTTCCAGATTTGGCCGGGAATGAACGGTGGGGAGTTGCTCGGCTTTGAGTACCGCAGCAAGGCGTGGGCAGAAGCGGCAGACGGCACCCCGCAAAACAGCTTCACCAACGACAACGACACCTGCATCTACCCAGATCGCTTGATGGTGTTGGGTACGAAGCTCAAGTACTTTGAGGCCAAGGGCTTTGACACGACCGCCCTCTACCGCGATTACCTGATGGAATTTGAGACGGCTGTGGCGCAAGACACGGCTGCCGCTAACCTCTCGTTTGCCCCGCGACCGGGTACGGTGTTGATCGGTTACGACAACATCCCCGATAGCGGCTATGGCACGGGCAACAACTAATGGCATCGCCCGTCCGTAGACGGCTAATCCAGCGCACGACGAACAACGTCGCATCCTTGCCTGCCCCCGTGGGCGGGTGGAACGCCCGTGACTCGCTCGCCAACATGGCTCCGACCGATGCCGTTACGCTGAACAACCTGTTCCCGGGTGTGTCTAGCGTCACGCTGCGCGGCGGGTACGTTAAACACGCCACCGGCATGACAGGGCAGATTGAAAGCCTGCTCGTCTACAACGCCGCTGCGGTTGACAAGATGTTTGCTGCGGTAGGCGGCAACATTTACGAAGTCACGACAGCGGGAGCGGTAGGCGCGGCCAAAGTCACAGGCCTGTCTAACAGCCGCTGGGAATACACCAACATCACAACGTCAGGCGGCGGGTATTTGTACGCTGCCAACGGCGCGGATAAGCCGCTGCTGTTTGACGGCACGACATGGACGCCGATTGACGGCGCATCCACGCCCGCCATCACAGGCGTAACCACAACGACTTTGATGCAGCCGACGCTGTTCAAGAATCGGATGTGGTTTATTCAGAAGGACACGCTCAAGGCTTGGTATCTGCCGACAGCCTCTGTGGGTGGCGCAGCGCAGGTGCTTGACCTGTCATCAGTCGCGCACTTGGGCGGTACGCTTATTGCGATGGCGTCGTGGACGATTGACGCAGGCTACGGCGTTGACGACAACCTTGTTTTCATCACCGACCAAGGCGAAGTCATCGTATATCGCGGCACCGATCCCTCTAGCGCCTCCACATGGGCGCTGATCGGCGTGTGGATCGTCGGTGCGCCAATTTCCCGTCGTTGTTTGCAGAAATACGGCGGCGATTTGCTGATTTTGACGCTAGATGGCTTGATTCCGTTTGCCTCTGCGTTGCAATCGTCGCGCCTAGACCCGCAGGTATCGCTGTCAGACAAGATTCAGGGCGCGTTTGCAGCGGCTGCAAGGGCATACAAAAACAGTTTTGGCTGGGCATTGCTTTATAACCCGCTCAACAACGCCTTGATTGTGAACATTCCAACAGGCACAAGCGGCCAAGAGCAGTTTGTGATGAACAACATCACCAAAGCGTGGTGCAAGTTCACGGGTTGGAACGCCAACTGTTTTGCGTTGCTCAACGATAAACCGTATTTCGGCGGTGATGGCTACGTTGCCGAGTGTTGGACAACGGCAAGCGGCTCTGGCGGGTATAACGACGACGGTATCGCCATCAGTACGCAGGCGCTACAAGCGTTTAACTACTTTGAGACGCGAGGCGTCATCAAGTATTTCACCCGTGGCCGCCCGACCATCTATAGCAACGGTCAGCCGACCATCAACATCGGCATGAACGTAGACTTTCAAACCAACGCCGACCTTGGTGCGCTGTCCTTCGTGGCAACGCAGTACGGTCTATGGGACGTTGGCCTATGGAATCAGGCGGTGTGGGGTGCTGACCTCATCATCACGAACAACTTTGTAGGTATCCAAGGCATCGGTTATTGCGGTGGGTTGGTTTTCAACAGCACCAGCAAAAACGTCTCCTTGGAATGGGCATCAACGGACGTTGTGTATCAACTCGGATGGGCTGGCGCATCGTAAACGGCCCCCATGTGGGCCATTGGGTCATGTCGCGCACGGACGGCGGCTATAACGCTGACCGTTCTGTTGCCATTGGCCTAGAAAAAGACGGTGAGTTGGTCGCCGGTACGGTTTATGAGATGTGGAACGGCAGATCGGTCGTTTGTCACATCACTTGGGATCAAGTCACACCGGCATACCTAGCCGCTGTGTACGATTATCCCTATAACGTCTGTAATGTTGATAAGATAATAGGGCCGATTTCCAGCAACCATACCCGGGCGCTGAAACTGGTCACGAAAATGGGGTTTTCGGAGGAAGCGCGTATCAAAGACGGCGCACCTGACGGAGACATTGTTTTTATGACGCAGACACCTGACAAGTGTCGTTTCTTGGAGCCGAGGTATGGGCAAAAAATCACCAGCGCCGCCGCCAGCACCTGATTACACCACTCTTGCCATCAAGCAGGGTGAGGCCAACTTGGCAGCCGCCAAGCAATCGGCCTATATGTCCAATCCCAACATCTACGGCCCCACCGGGTCGCAGACGGTTACTTGGCAAAAGACGCCCACGATTGACACCGACGCCTACAACAAGGCGATGGAGGCGTGGCAGCAACGTCTTTACAGCAATCCCGAGTTTGCAGGCGAAGCGCCGACGCAAGAACAGTTCACGACCTACATTGAGCAGCCGACTGTTCGCCAAACCATCAACCCCGAGGCTGAAGCCGCACTCCGCGCTCAAGAATTAGCGCAACGGCGTATGTCAGAGGCCGCTGCTGGCGCAGCTGCGGGGCTTGGCAACCTTGGCATCGCATCAGCGTTTGACGCCCGCAATTTGCCAAGTGTCAGTTATGACACCGGCTACGCTGGCGCAATCCAAGGCGCACCGCAAAACTTTTACACCCCAATCGCCGGTTACGCGCAAGAGGCGCTGCCGGGGCAGGTAACAGCAGGCCAGCAAGCGCAAGCAAACGTGGCTGTGCAAGGCGCGCAGTTACCCGCACAGGCGGAGATGTATGGCCGAGCAGGCGGCGGCCCTGCCGCGCCGACTAATCTTGGCTCGCTAGACGCAAGCCAGTTCTATTCACAAAGCGCCCCCGGCGGCCAAGCGTTTGGAACCGCACAAGGCGGCCCCGCTGGCGGTCTTTTCGGTTTGGCGCAGGCTGGCCCGCAAGGATTAAACCTGCAAGGGCTTGACTTGTCCGGCATCGGCGGCGTGGCCGGTGGCCCGCAACAAGGCCAGTTTGGCTACGCGCAGCAGTTTGTCCAAGGCCCGCAGTTACAGCGCGAAATTGACATCGCTAACTTGCCGCAAGGCCCGGTCAACGCTGGTATGACGGCGCAGACGGCATTGCTGTCGCGTTTATCTCCGCAGTTGCAGGGTGAGCGTCAGCAACTCCAGACGCAACTGATCAACCAAGGATTGCGACCGGGTGGCGAGGCGTACAACTCGGCCATGTCGGCGCAGATGCAGAAGGAAAACGACCTTTTGTTGCAAGCCGCCGCGCAGGGCATCAGCCTTGACCAAGCAGCTCGCCAGCAGGCGTTTAGTGAGCAGCAATCCCGCGCTATGTTCGCCAACCAAGCCGCCCTCTCGGGTTTTGGTGCGGGCATGGAGCAGGCCGGTTTATACAACACCGGGTTGGGGCAAAACCTCCAGCAATCGCTGGCGACGCAAGCCGCGCAGAACCAAGCGCAACAGCAAGCGTTTCAACAACGTCTGCAAGCGGGTGAGTTTGGCCGTGAGGCGCAACTGGCATCGTTTGGAAGTCAGCAATCTGCCGCAGATGCGTATAACCGCGCTGTCGCGCAGAACTTTGGGCAAGCCCAAGCCGCACAGCAAATGCAAAATCAGGCCATCGGCCAGAATTTTGAGCAGGCTTTGGCGGCGCAACAAGCGCAAAACGCAGCCATCGCGCAAAACTACCAGCAAGCCCTCGGTGCGGGTCAGTTCAACCGCGAGGCATTGTTGCAGCAGTTTGGCATGGGGCAACAAGCGCAAGAACTGCAAAACGCGGCGATTTCGCAAAACTACGAGCGTCAACTGGCAGCCAATCAGGCGGCCAATCAGGCTTTGCAGCAGATTTTTGGGCAAAGCGTCACGCAACAACAACTGCAAAACCAAGCCGCCGCGCAAAACTTCCAACAGCAGGTGGCCGCACAGCAAGCCAACCTTGCTCGTCAGGCGCAGCAAGTTGGTCAGGCGCAGGGAGCCGCAGGGTTCTACAACGAGGCGCAGTCGCAAGCGATGCAACAAGAGTTGGCGCGTCAGGCTGCCGCCAATGCCGCCCAACAACAGCAGTTCCAACAAAACATCGCGCAACAACAGTTCCGCAACACGGCGATACAGCAAGCACTTGCCCAGCAGGCCGCAATTCGCAGCATCCCGGTCAACGAGATCAGCGCATTGTTGTCAGGCGGTCAGGTCAACGTGCCGCAATTCCAAGGCTACAGCGGCGTCACCGTCGCACCTGCGCCTATTTTCCAAGCGGGTCAGGCGGCGGGCGATTTCGCACAACGCAACTATCAAAACCAAGTTGGCTCGTATAACGCAGGCATGGGGTTACTTGGCAGCCTTGCGGGAGCCGCTGGAACGGCTGTCAGCGGCCCGCTCGGCGTAGCGGGATTGTTTACGTCAGACCGCCGTTTGAAGTCCAACATCGTGCGCGTCGGCACTCACCCGCTCGGCATTGGCGTATACGAGTACGACATCAACGGCGAGCGTCAGCGCGGCGTAATGGCAGATGAGGTTGAGACGGTGCTACCGGAGGCGGTTGTAACCCGTTCCGATGGCTACAAGATGGTCAACTACGGGTTACTTTGAGGGCTAACGCATGAACGGATTTACACCAGACCGCCGACCGCAGCAGTTGGCCCAGATGATGGCGATGCAGGAGCGCAACCGTTCCTTGTCAGCCCCGCCGGGTCAGCGCGACATGGCAATGCGTCAGGTTCCCGGCCTTGCTTACGGACAACCGACGGCTAACGCCGCTCCCGGTGTGCCGCCGCAAAACATGACCTTTAACGGCCCGCAAACGTCACCGCAACCCGGCATCACCGGCAATCGCGGCATGATGGGCGGTATGGGTCGCCCGCAGGGTATGTCGCCGCAGATCGGTGGACGCCCGATGCGCCCGCGTATGCCTGCTTCTCCCGGCATGACGACGCCGCAGGGAGGAGCCTACAGAGGGGACTTTGAAAATGCCGGTTAAGTACACGCAAACCTTCCGCGCACCGACTGAATACGAACGTCAGTTAGAGGAAGCCCGTCGCCGTGCGATGTTGGCCGAAGCCCTCGCGCAGCAGCAGTACGAACCGATGGAAGGCAATGCAGCGCCGATCCCGAAGGCCGCGCCGCTTGTAAAAGCATTGCAGAGTTTTATGACCGCCCGTGCGGGTCGGCAGGCAGAAGAAGCCAAGGCCGCCGCAGAGAAGGCAGGTCGCACAGAATTTGCTGATTACATCCGTTCGTTTGAACCCGAGCAGCGTAACGTCAGCATGGCCGAGTTGGCCGCGATGGAAGCGCCGATGCCGATGATCAACACGGAGCCGGGCGGTGGCCCTGCCGTGCCGTATGGTCAGCCGGGGTTCCGCAGCACCGAATACGCACAGCCGAGCGCCATTGCAGCGCCTAATCAGCTTTTAACGCCCGCGATGGGGGCAGATGGTCAGCCTGACTTTAGCCAGCCAATGCAGATGCAGGTTGGCGGCCCGCTAACGGCAGCGCAAAAACGTGCGCGAGCGTTAGAAGGCTTGGAAAGCGGCAATCCGATGGTGCAGCAGTTCGCCATGTCGCAGTACGAGGCAACGATGCCCAAGACGGCCAACCTCAAGATTGGCGACATTGACCCCAGCAAATTCACGCCTGCAAGCGTGGCTGATGCAACTCGCACGGGAGACATCAGCAAGTTGGTTGCAATTGAAAAGCCTGCCGAGTCTATGGCTGGCAAACCGTCACCTGCTGATTTCACGCCTGCCAGCATGGCGAAATTCGCAAAAACCGGCAATTACGCTGATTTGGTGCCTTTGGTTAAAGGCCCAACAACGCAAATTATTACGCCGCGCGACAAACAAAAAGATGAAGGCCAATTGCGCGATCAATTGCAATCGCGGCTTAAAGACATGGATTGGTCAGGCATACAAAAAGCTTATCAGCGCATCTTTACGGCACCGGAAACGGCGGTTGGTGACGTTGCAATTGTTTATGCTGTTGCAAAGGGTGACGATCCAACTGGCGCTGTTCGTTCAGAAGATTTTGACCTTCGTGCTAAAGAGGGCAGCCTTGGTGGTCGCATAAAATCGCTATATGAAGAAGCTGCAAGCGGAAGAATGTTGCCAGAACGCCGTCAGCAACTAATTGATGCGGCTTACGATTTGTATAAGGCGCGAGAGGCAGACGTCAACGCCCTTATTGGTCAATACGGTAACATTGCTCAAAGAAGCGATTTGAACGTGGAAAACGTTATAGAGCCGTTTAAATCTAAATCAATGGAACGTCGGGTCGTTTGGAGTAAGGAAAAGCAAGACGAATTAGATAGGCTGAAGCGTAAACGGGATGGAGGTTAAAAAAATGGCACTTACTCCCGAGGAAGAAAAACGCTTTAAAGAGTTAATGATGGAGCGCAATGCTTACGAGCAACAGCGCCAAATGATGACGCATTATTCGGGCGATTACGGTGTAAAGCCTGAATCAGAAGAATTTCAAGCAGGCAGAACAATGCCGCGTTGGGCTCAAACTACGTTGCAAACCGCGCAGGCGCTTGGTTTTGGCATGATCCCAAAATTAACTGGCCCAAAAACTGGCGAAATGGTGCGCGGCGCAACTACGCAATTTCGTGAAGATTACCCAAAAACCGCGTTTGGTATAGATGTTGGCGGTTCAATGCTGCCCGGCATGATGGGCGTTGGCGCTGGCCCGCGATTGATGTCGGCGGGAGGACGCACTACTCGTTTGCCGCCAACTATTGATATGAGTGCAGGTCGCAGAATTGGCGGCGCTGCAATGGCTGGCGGTGTTGAAGGCGGTTTGTCTGGTTTTGGCTATTCAGACGCAACAACAAACCCAGATTTAATGAAAGATATTTTGCTTAATGCAGCAATGGGCGGCGGTGGCGGTGGCGCATCTAGCGCCGCAACTGGCGTTTTAGGAGCGGTTAGCCGAAATGTTGGTGAACGCGCTTCCGAAAAAGTTGCATTGACAGAATCGCAAAAACGTTTGATTCAAGCATTAATCCGTGACACGCCAGAAGGCCAAGACGTTGGCCCTTATGTAGCGGCTCGGTTGCGTAATTTAGGCCCAGAAGCGGCTTTGTTGGATGTAGGCGAAAACGCAAGGCAACTTGCGGATTTGCTTGCTACGTTGCCGGGCAAAGGCAAACAAGAATTGCGTGATTTTGTGGAAACCCGCGCTTTAACGAGAGGCGAGCGCATGGCGCAAGCAGGGCAAGAAAGTCTAGAAACGGGAGGAAAGCGGCTGCTTTCAACGTTAGACGACCTTGCCGAGCAACGATCCCGCGAAGCTGGCCCGTTGTACCGTCAATTAGAAGGCATAACGGTAACCGATCCATCGGGGACTATTGCAAGCATTGTGAAACGCGCTGAACAGTTGGGCGCAACGCGCATTGCACGCAGTCTTGCAGAAACTCAAAAAGTAACAAGAGGCGGCAAAGGGTGGACGTTTAAAGGAGTTGAAACCGGCACATACAACGCATCTGACCTTGCAAACATTAAGGAAGGTCTTGACGCCTTAATTGAGCAACAAACTGACGCTGCAACCGGAAAAATTAGCAAGTTAGGACTATCTTACGCCGAATTACGCGACAAATTGCGATCAGAGCTAATTGATCGCACAACCAATGCAGAAACGGGGCAATCGGTATACCGACAAGCGTTAGATGCGTGGGCTGGCCCAAGTGCAACTGGTGAAGCAGCAAATTTAGGCAGAACCGTGTTGAATCGCAGTCTGTCTGCCGATCAATTGCGAAAAGATTTGCTAAAAATGTCGGAATCGGAGCGAGAGGCTGCTCGTATTGGCGCGTTTGAGGCGATACGCGACAAAGTAGGTACATCCAAAGCGGGACGCACCGAAATGATGAATCTGGTAGAAAATTTTGTGCCGCGTGAAAAATTAGAGTTGTTGTTTGGATCGCGTGAAAAATTTGACCAGTTTTATCGCACGATGCTTGCTGAACGCACGATGCGCGAAGCTGATGTTTTGGGCCGTGGTTCACAAACCGCACCACGACAAGCTGCGCTTGGCGAGTTAAATGCCGATGTGGCGCTAGATGTTGGCGGCATGGCGTCAGGAAGCCCGATAAACTTCATTACAAGTGGCGCAAGATTGTGGAATCAAGCGCAGTTGCCTGAAAAAACCCGCAATCAATTAGCGCGAGCATTAATGATGCGCGGCCCACGGGCTGAAGAAGATGTTTTTAACATTGAAAAAGTTGCTCGGAAACTCGCAGAGCAACGCGCTCGTAGGGCGGCAGCCATTGGTGGCGCAGGCGGCGCAGGCGCAACTAGCGCAACGCAGAACAGATAGGAGTAAGCACAGATGAGTTTTAACGGCAGCGGTACATTTCTCATCAACTCAACGGGGCAGCCCGTTGTCGCCAACACCGTCATCTCGGCCACGGTATTTAATGCCCTGACGGCAGACCTTGCCTCGGGTTTAACAAACTGCATTACAAAAGACGGTCAGTCCACGCCCACGGCTAACATCCCGATGGGCAACAACAAGGTCACGGGCTTGGCAGCTGGCACGTTGGCGAACGATGCCGCCAACCTCGGGCAAGTGCAGTCTACTGCCGCCAAGCTAATTACGATTTCTGGCACCGACACAATTACCGGCACGATGTCGCCCACCCTGACCGCCTATGCTGCGGGTCAGTTGTTTTACTTTGTGGCGGGCGGCGCGAACACGGGCGCTGTGACGCTGAACGTGGACGGGTTGGGATCAAGAGCCGTCACCCGCGACGGCAGCACGGCGCTTGCCGCTGGCGACATCAACTCGGGCGAGATGGTTGTCGTTATCTACGACGGCACCCGCTTCCAGATGATTAACGCCGCCAACTCGTTCGGCAACACGACGATCAACGGCACCCTAACGGTTACGGGCAACACCACCCTCGGTGCCAACGTATCCATCGCCTCGGCGCTTGCGGTAGGCGGTAAGGCCGACCTGCCCAACGTCTCTGCTGCGTTGATGGTGGCAGCGGTTGGCATCATTACGGACTTACGCGCATCAGGCGCTTCTATCTCGTCGGCCAACGTCGGCACGGCGATCGTCACCAATCTCACGGCCACGGGCGCGTCTGTCGCCTCGGTCAACGCCAATGTGGCGCTACTCACCACAGCCACCGTCACAAACTTGACGGCGACCGGCGCATCTATCGCCTCGGCCAATATCGGCAACCTTGCCCTCTCGGGCATTTCGGTCGCCTCGGCTAACTTTGGCGTGGCGGTTGTCACCGACTTGCGCGTAGATGGCGCGTCCATCACCTCTGCCAACGTCGGCACAGCCGTTATCACAACCGGCACCTTCACCAATTTGACGGCAACGGGAGCCTCGGTTGCCTCTGCCAACGCAGGGGTGGCTAACGTCACCGATTTGCGAGCGGTAAGCGCATCGGTCACCTCGGCCAACCTTGGCACCGCTGTCATTACCAACGGCACGGTCACCAATCTGATCGCCACCTCGGCATCGGTCGCGTCGGTCAACGCTGCTGTGGCGCTTGTCACCACAGGCACGGTCACGAACCTGACCAGCACCGCCGCTTCTATTGCCTCGGCTAACCTCGGTACAGCGGTTATCACGACGCTGACGGCCACAGGGGCGTCTGTAGCCTCTGCCAATGTCGGCGTAGCGGCTACGACCACGCTGACGGCTGTGCAAGCCTCCATCGGCTCTGCCAACTTGCTGACCGCTCGCTTCTTGGGCGCAACGTCAGGTTATGTCGGCATACAGGGAGCCACGAACGCAGGCAGCACGACCTACACGCTCCCCTCGGCTGACGGTACAAGCGGGCAAGTGCTGTCCACCAACGGCACCGGCACCTTGTCGTGGACATCGGCAGGCGGCGGCGGTACGGGCGATGTCGTCGGCCCCGCTTCGGCTACCGATAACGCCGTTGCTCGGTTTGACCTAACCACCGGCAAACTGATCCAAAACAGCAGCGTCATCGTAGACGATAGCGGCAGCATCACAGGTGTTGCGTCCCTCGCGGCGGTAACGGCGTCCATTACGTCTGCGAACGCAGGCACGGCGGTGATTACCACCGGCAACCTCACCTTCTCCAGCACCGCCCAGCGCATCACGGGCGACTTTAGCAATGCGACTCATAGCAATCGCCTTTTGTTTCAAAATAGCGGCACAAATTTGCCGACGATTGTTGGTGCTTTACCAAGCGGAACGTCTGTCACAAGTGGATTTTTCGCATACGGCGGATCAACCGCAGCCGATACCGCTGGCGCTAGCATTGTATTGAATGGCGGAACAGACGCCAGAATAAGCAGCAGCATTCTCGGCACCGGCTCCTACCTCCCGATGACCTTCTACACCGGAGGCAGCGAGAGGGTCAGGATAGATACGTCGGGCAACGTCGGTATTGGGACGGCTTCGCCTGCAACAACGCTGCACTTAAAAGGTAGTTTTTCAAGCGGTTGTGTTCGGGCAGAAACAACTGGTTCGTTGGCAAGCAATAGCGTTTATAACTTCTTCGCTTATTACGATACCGGTGGGCAAGCCGCTTACGTTGGTTATGGCGGTGTAGCAAATAGTTTTGACATCGTAAACGCACAAGCGTCGGGGTTTCTGACATTCAAAACCGGCGGCTACACCGAACGGATGCGCATTGACTCCTCCGGCAACGTCGGGATCGGCGGGACGGCGCAGCCACAGGATAAAGTTGGCATTGAAGGAGTATTGCCTACAAGCAGTAATTCTTCTGCGGGTTACGCAATTCGGGGGACTGTGCCAAGCGGGTCAACTACGGGCGCAAATGCGTTTATTTCAAGACTGACAACTGCTGCCGCGTCTTTTACTTCTGGCGAATTTCGTCATTTTTATGCAAATCCAGCGACAAAAGGTGCTGGTTCTACAATCACAAATCAATATGGGTTTTTGGCTGAAAGCACGCTAACAGACGCCACCAACAACTACGGCTTCTACAGCAACATCGCCTCTGGCTCTAACCGCTGGAACTTCTATGCAGCGGGGACGGCGAGTAATTACATGGCGGGCCGACTTGGCATTGGAATGTCGCCCGAAAGTTATTCAAGTTACAGAGCGTCTATTCAGGCTGCCTCTGGTGCAAACGCTTGTCTTTTGTTAAATGATACGGCTGGTATTACGACTGAATTTATTTGGAATAACGCAACATCGGGAGACAACATATTTGTTCAGTTTGGGACAGACGGCGGTGCAACGCTTCGCGGGTCTATTGATTACAACCGTGGCGGCGGCCTTGTTCGTTACAACACAACGTCGGACTACCGCGCCAAAACCATCATTGGGTCAGTTACAAACTCTGGCGAGTTGGTAGATGCGCTAAAGGTCTACGTCGGCAAGATGAACGGCGCGACGGTAGAGCGTCCGATGCTGATTGCTCACGAAGCGCAAGAAGTTGCGCCGTATGCCGTAAGCGGTGAAAAGGATGCCGTGGATAAAGACGGCAAGCCCGTTTACCAACAGATTGATGTTTCTTCACTTGTCCCGCTGCTGATTGCGGAAGTCAAATCTCTGCGGCAGCGTGTCGCTGAACTGGAGGCTAAATAAATGGCTACTTGGAAAATTGAAAACATGATCGTTAAGCCGCAAGACGGCTCGCATAACGACGTTGTGGTGACGGCAACGTGGCGCTGCACGGCGGTGGATGGCGACCACTCTGCCTCCAACTACGGCAGCATGGGTTTTGCCTCGCCGAGCGGCGACTTCGTGGCGTATCCCGACCTGACCGAAGCCGATGTGCTGGGCTGGGTGTGGGCGAACGGCGTGGATAAGGCCGAGGTAGAGGCAAACGTAGCGCGTGAGTTGGATATGCTCGTCAACCCGCCGACCGTCGCCAAGCCGCTGCCGTGGAGCGCAGAATGATTAAGTTGGAATTATCCGTTGAGGAAGTGAACGCTATCCTGCAAGTGCTGGGCGACCTGCCGACCAAGGTAGGCGCTTGGCCGCTGATGTTGAAGATTAAAGAACAGGCAGAGCCGCAGGTGCCGAAGGTAGAGGAAACGAAGCAATGACGACGGTACAAGAGCTAGAGACGACCGTGACGAGCCACATTGACGTTTGCACGGTGCGTTACGAAGCGATCCATGCGCGACTGAAGCGCCTTGAGCAGCTCATGTTGAAGGTAGGCGGCGCGATTATCCTTATCCTTCTTGGCGCACTCGGCAGCATGGGAATGTTGCTTTTACAGGCGTTGCAGCAATGACCGAACCCACCGACATCCAACTGCTCAAGGTGCAGATACAGGCCGAATTGCAGCGCCTAGAGGCTCACAGCAGCGCCAAGGATGTCGCGGGCAAGGCTATCGGCAAGGACGGCCTTAAATACATCACAGCCATTGTGGTGATCGGTGTGTTGTCTAGCCTTGCGCTGGATAGCGACAAGATCGCTGCTGTGATGGGGCTGCTCGGTGCCTCGCTGACCGCTCTCATCTCCATGCTTGCCAGCATTGCAGGCACGGTGGAGAAGGAGGAAAAGCCCGAGTTTGAGGTGATTAAGGAACTGATCGCCAAACTAGACCGTCTGGATCGCAAAGAGCAGCCGATGCGAGTGGACGTTGAGGGCGATCATGTAACCGTCACCAAAGGCGATGACGTAGTGAGGGCAAGCAAATGATGACGATGGTCAGCACGTTTCTGTCGTTCCTTGCGGGCGGTCTGCCCAAGATTCTGCAAATCTTCCAAGATCGGCAGGACAAGAAGCATGAGCTTGCGTTGGTTGCCGCACAGAAGGAGCGTGAACTAGCCCTCGCTGAACGCGGCTTTATCGCGCAGGCACGGGTTGAGGAAATTAAGCTGGAGCAAATTCAGACGCAGACCGCTGCCGAGGAGCGTCAGGCGCTCTACAGCCACGACGTAGAGATTGGCAAAGGCGCAAGCCAATGGATGATCAACCTCCGTGCGTCGGTGCGCCCGGTCGTCACCTACATCTTTGTGCTGGAGTTGGTCGCGCTGAACGTGGCTGGCGTCTGGTACGCTTATACGACGGGCATCCCGTTTGCCGTGGCGATGGAAAACGTATTCAGCGACGATGAAATGCTGATTCTCTCCAGCATCATTGCGTTTTGGTTTGGTACGCAGGCTTTCGGCAAAAAGTGACAGCGGTATACCACATTAGGGAACGATCAAGCCTTGCGCTTGATGAAGGGTACGTTGGAATCAGCGTAAACCCTGCTGTTAGGTTTTACCAACACAAAAATGCTGCAAAGACTCGCCGCAATCATTTATCAAACGCTATTAAAAAGTATGGCGACGAGATATGTGTTGATGTTATTGCGTCGGATCTTAATGAAGATCTTGCGCGGTTTTTAGAAAAAATGCTTCGTCCATTTGAAAACATGGGGTGGAATACATGTATTGGAGGTGGCATCCCTCCAAACCCAAAAGGCAAGGAAAGGCCAGAGGCTTACCGTAAAAACATATCTATTGCCAAACTTGGTAGCAAGAATCCGATGTTTGGTAAAAAGATTGTATTTTCGGACAGTCACAAAAAAAAATTATCTACTGCATTGAAAGGCAAGCCAAGCAAACTAAAAGGGGTTTCAAGGTCAAGAGTGGCTTGCCCTAAATGTGGGGTAACTGGCGGTGATGGTGCAATGTACCGCTGGCATTTTGAAAATTGCAGATATGAAAGTAAGCCCTGATCTTATTAAACTTGTGAAATGCCATGAGGGTGTCCGAACCCGTCCGTATCAGTGTCCGGCGTTAATCTGGAGCGTCGGGGTCGGCCACGTTATAGACCCCTCACACGCGGCGGTAAAATATGAGGAACGGCGCACCTTACCGATACCCGAGGGCTGGGATCGCAGCCTCTCTATGGGAGAGGTGGACGCTATCCTTGCTCAAGACCTTGGCCGGTTTGAGCGCGGCGTGGCCCGACTTTGCCCTGCTGTTGTTGGTCATCAAGGCCGGTTTGACGCATTGGTAAGTTTTGCCTTTAACGTCGGCCTTGGGAACCTGCAACGTTCTAGCCTACGCATGAAAATTAACCGTGGCGAGTTTGAAGAAGCCGCCGACGAGTTTATAAAATGGACAAAAGCCGGTGGCCGAGTTTTACCCGGCCTTGTGAAACGGCGTCAGGACGAGCGGGCGATGTATCTTAACGGTTAAGCAAATACTCTATTTCGTTGCGTAGCGTCTTAATCTCTAACTCCAACAGCGTGGCTTCATCGTGTAGTCCCATGCGCCGCATCGCTACAAACGCATTAGCAAGCCTGTCGCCCTGCTTCTGGCCGTACCCCCAAGGGATGCGCTCCATCTCCTCCTTCCACGCACCCGGTGGGCTGATGTCGTCTTTCACCATATATCGCGCCCTCCACGCGCACATCGCCAGTTAGGGGCTGGCACAGAACGCCATTCGCGGTCACGGTTAGCCTTGAGCTTGCGGAACAGGTCTATGATCCATCTCACGGTAGTGCCTCCACGCTGTAGTTGGTACTAGGTGACTTCCAGCCTCGCGGTATTTCGCCATGTAAGTGCGAAGGGTCTATCCAACGCAATTTATTGTTGGGCATGGCAACCCATTGGCCGCTATCTAACGCGATGATGTGGTGATCCTTGGATTGGTCAGGTATTTCCGACCAACCGCCATTGGCCCAAAACACGCTAAACAGGTACACGCCTGACCGCAGCACCTTGTCGCGGCAATATGCCTCTACTCGGTGGTTACGCAGGAACTGCATCTCACGCACCTCGCAGAACCGGCTAAAACTGTCCCACCACACGCACACGTTAAGCGGTAGCGGGTCGCAGGGCTTGGAGCAGATCGCGTGTATAGGCATCCTTGCCCACATTGCACCACATTCCAGCATCACGCTGAACATAGGCGCTCGCATCGGCTCGGCTCTAAAGCCTAGGACGGTGCAGAGGGTGAAGTCGCCGTGACCCTGCTCTTGGTCGTACAGAAATTCGTTTCGGATATAGGCCGTGGTGTACGGCGTATCTACCATAAAACTCATACGATCCCCTCTTTGCGTAGTTGTGCGATGGTTCGCACCATGCCCTCAAGGTGAGCTAGGCGCACATAGTCGCGGTCAAGATCGGTACGGAATCGGCGGTCTACAGCGTCGTGACACGCAGAACACGCCCACGCACCGAGTAAGTCATCAGCCTTGATGCCCATACCGCTGACCCCTGATAGGCGTATGTGCGCCAATACGGTCGTTGCGCTGTTGTGGTTGCAGATGCCGGGCAAGCGCACCATGCAGCCTCGGCCTTTGGCTTCATTCCGTAGGTTCATGCAAAGGCTCCGGTAGTGGGCCAATGCCCAATTCAATGCATTTGTTTTCTATACCGTATAGGTACTCTGTAAATTCTTCTTTGGTCATGCGCGATGTACGTTTAAGCGGTCGCAAACGTTTTCTGCCAAATCCTTCTAGCGTTTCCCAACCCCAGATTTCGCCCAACAGCCATTCGTGAATATCGTCTCGCGTAAAGCCTCGCAAACTTTCTCCAGCGGCTTCCATGATCATGGGATAAACCACTCCAAAGAGATACCGCGACTGCTGATTGGTTTTAGGTTTTTTCCACTCGGTTACTTCCACCGACCACACACGGCGAGGGTCTAACCCTTGCGTCATGCGCGTTATGGCAACCGCCATTTGCTCGGGCGTCGTGCCTTTGGGAAATATGCGTTTCAACGGCTTGCCTCTAGCCACTCGCGCCCATACTCAACGTCCATGTAATCCTTAAACCACGGGCCACCTCGGGTGAAATGCACAGCGATGGGATTCGGGCATTGGTCGCGGGTGTGCCAGCCCTCAAGGTAGTTCCATGTGATCGGTAGCTCGCCAATAACGTCATCGGTGAGCCATTGGAATCGGTGCAAATACATCCCCGTCTCGCGATTGACCACCTCGGGCGTGAGCGCCTTGACTTGTTCGTGGCCGCAGTTGATAAACATAAAAGACGACCAGTTTTTACGGGGATATTGATGCTGCGTTTTGTTGTCCATCTTGACGGTTTCCGTCGGCCTATAGTCGTGCTTTACAAGAAAGCAGGCTTTTGCCCCGTCGGCGTAGTCCAGCAGTCCCGCAATGTCGCCCCGGAAAAGAAAATCGCAGTCCACAAATACCGCCCAACCGTCATAACCGGCGAGGTATGGGGTCAGAAAACGAGTAAAAGAAAACTCGGTAGACGACAGCGGATCAGCCTCACGCCAATAAAGGCTACGCTCCCGAAGTTCTGACTGCACAATAGGCTTGATGTCCACCGGGATGCTGGCGTGACGCAGGATTGACCGACGGCAGACCTGATACGCAATATCCTCGCGGCTATCCCAGCCGATAAATACCTTCATAACCGCTCCTCAAAGTCTATGTACCGCCAACCCAAGTATTCGGGCGTCACGGCGTATACGTCATAGTCGTACCCGCGCTCCCGATCCACTATCTTTTGTACCCGCCAATCGGGGAACGTCGTCTTAACGTCCACCAGCGCCGCTACGGTCATGCTGGCGTTGACGATGTAGTAGTAGTCAGGGCGAGGATCGGCAGCATCAAACGACTTCTTGGCGCAGATCGCGGCAGTCTCAAACGGCCACGCCTGATACCCGAAATCGTGCTTGATGTGCTTTACCTCTATCCGCTTGCCCGAGGCGTATATGTCGCCCCTATCGGCAAACTCTGCCCGGTCGGCAAAGTCCTTTGCCATCCGACGTTTTGGCAGCGTCACCGTATGGCCGATGTTGAGAAGGTAAGTCGCCACGACAATCTCTGCCGGGCGACTCGCCCTAAACCTCGCCTCAAAATCAGAAGGGGGTATCAAGGTCATCCCAGTTTTTCTCGTTTATCTCGGGTTTCTTCGTGGCTTGATGTTGCGGTTCGCCACCGCGTGACAACTTGCCCTCACCCTTGGGTTCAATCTTGATGCTCATGTACTTGTCGCCTGTCTTTTGCGAGGACTTGATCCAAGCCGACAGGTTGTAGTCCACGTTGTTGATGACTGCCGAGCCACGGTAGTCGGGGCGCTTCTCGTTGCCGTCCTTGTTGTTCTTAAACAGAACGCCTTTCATGTTCGGATCGTAATCAGGCACGGTGTTTCTCCTTGGTCATTTGAATGTACTTCTTGATGGCTGACCGCTCCTTTGCCGTCATGGCATTGGCTACGGCGATATAAAGGTCGTGGTCAGGGTTGACGAGTTCGTGGACGGCCAACACCGCTAATGCGATGTCGTATTCGTCGGCGTCCATGTCAAACGCGGCACGGAACTGGTTGACGAAAATATCCCGTTTGGCGGGGTCTACGTCCTTACCCATGTCACCCCTAGGGTCATTGGTAAAGCCCGCCTTCGGAGCCACCTCATGCGTCTGGGCGTCAGCGTCGTTGTCACCCTCGGTCGGGATGCAAAACGTCTGAAACGCAGCGTACTTATAAGCGGCTGACATGGCCTTGTTGCTGGCCTTATCGCCCGAGTCCATCGCCTCACCTACCGTCACGACCGTGTGCTTGCTCGCATCTTCGGCGGCTACAAAGTCAAACTCTACGGTCAGCGTGACGTAGAACAGCGCCGTGCCTTGGCGGTTCTGGCGCTCAATAACCTGTCGGTCAGTCACGCGGGGCAGGATGCACAAGCCATGCTTTGACAGCAGCGGCGAAAGCGCACCGTACACTTGGTCAATGCCACGGAAAGCGTAGCCCTGCGACTGGTTCTTGCTCTCCTTGCTAATGCCAATCTTGGATAACTCGGCGGTAACCGCCGCAATCTTTTCATAAACCTTCATCTTCTTGCTCCTTTAGTTCTGCTAATGCCTTGTTGCAGGCTTCTATGCGTTCTTGTTCTTCCAGTTCTTGCATCAGTTGGTCTTGGTGATGCCACCAAGTCATATCGTCATCGTGCATGGCTGGCTCGCTCCTCTGCCGGGGTGCAGCCACCGTCGCCGCACGGGTCGTTGATGGCAGCTATGGCGTATAGCGCCACAATGAGGATGGCTTGGGGTAACCAGCGGCTCACAGGTCGTCTCCCCACGGGCCGTTCATCAGCGCGTCGTTGGTGGCGATTTCCTCAAGCTCAAAGATGGCATCTGCGCCGAGGTCACAAATGTCTAGCTTGATGTCGTGGTTAAGCGATGAGGCGGCCTTGTCGTTATCAAGGAAGATACCGATCAGGTCGGCAGCCTCAAGGATGATGCCGCCATCTAGGTCTTGGGTGTACTCCACGCGCACCTCAAACTTGTTAGAGAGGGCGTAGAACGTACCGAAACCGTGGAATGTGTCTTTGCGAGGCATATCTGTTGCTCCTGTTGTGTTTATCAACGTGGGGTAGATTAACCAAAGTAAAGGCGGGTTGGAAGTCCCCGCCGTGCTTTGTCAGAAATTGTAGTCGTAGAACTTTTGGGGCTTGTCGGCGAGGGCATAACGATTGCCGTGCGCATCTTTCCAGCCTTTCTTGCCGAGGCGAATACGCACCGACTTGGCCGACTCGTCGCTGCTAATAACCCAGCGTTGTTCGCTCTGGTTGATAACTGTGCCGCAAAAACCGCCCGGAACAAAATCAGGCTTCCATGACTGATCGCGTTCGGCATTCATGGCGCGAATCTCAAGGGTCTTGTCGCTGATACGGCGAACAATCTCAAACGGGTTGATGTCGCTGTAGCCAATGTGATTTGCGTAATTCATGTGTTTGCTTCCTATCTGTGTTAGCAGGTCATTAGTGACCGTGATGAAATCTTAACCTATGTTAATAGGCGAGTGTCAACACTTATTCCAACGACCATAGTGCGGATACGTTGCCGAGGGGCTGTAACGCAAGTTAAAATGGCAAAATGGACATCAAATCAGCATTAAAGAAGTTTGGTTCCCCGAGCGGTATCGCACGGGCGTTTGGCGTTAAACCCCCGGCTGTATCCAGATGGATACGTAACGGGGCGATCCCGCAACAAAGGCTGTGGCAGTACAAGGCTGGGCTGGTTAAAGCGCCAAAAGGGCGTTAGTGGACGCCAGAAACGACAAACCCCCTTTCGGGGGCTTGACGCGGCCGGGGGACGGCCATACGCTTCGGGTAGTTGCAGAGCGTGGAAGAATCTTAACAGCGCCGTTCTGGCCCTGTCAAAAACCCCACGCAGTTCCCTTGGTATGGAACTAAAAATCTACCAGCGGAGGGCCGGTCGTTTGGATCGGGCTGGACACCGCTTACCAAAGTCCAGCGGGCCTAAACACCGTGGCTATACGGGCATAGGCTTGGCCTCGCTGCCTTCCGCAGAAGTGGGGGGTAGGGGGGCCATTCCCGGGCTTCCGAGCATTG